TAAACACTTTCGGCCAAGAGGCCTCCATCTCCCTTATTAGAAAGGAAGCAAAATACAACGCATTAACACGGGTCTATAACCATGGACCCATGTCTTCCCACTCCGGAGTAACATACCGCTTTTTCAGTATAGCGATTGTTCTCTGCTTTACGTCGACGGAATTATGTCGAGGTAAGTCCGAGTGTTCCGTGAGCCTGACTAGTAGTAGTTCAGGCTCTTCCGTTTCCCATTTAATCGGTCTAAGGTGTATCGCTGTAAAGTGATACAACGCGTAACCTTTTTCCGAAGTAACAATAGGTAGGGCCTCCTCAAAATTTGAGTGAAACCCTATGTCGCCAAAGTCTACCGGTGTTTTATGCCGGAGAGCTTTTGGTACAGATCGCTTAATCGCTCTAGCAGCGTCAAGGTATCTAGCGTCGCGATATGATACGCGACGAGACAACCTGATAACACTGTTATGAGCCTTATAGAGGTCTTCAACAGAACGGAAACTATCTTTAATATAGTACGGCTTACAGTCAATGCCTTTAACATAGTGGCTCCCACAAGATTCGCGGAAGTCACCAGCACTGAACGTTTTCTTGGTATTAACCTCGAAACCGAACAGCGAAAGGGCCTCCTGTAAGGAAGTCTGCAGTGATGCAGGCGTTACAATATCATCGCCAAACACACTAGCAAACCGACGATCGTAGCCGTGATTTTCACAAATAACGGTTGATATGGCATAGAACAACAGGCTCTCGAGTTCAAAAGTGAACCCATTGCCCATAGCGCTGAAGCCATTCCATCTACGACCATCCAGAGATGACTTACACCTGAAGAGATCGAGAGCTTGAAACCAAGCGTCTGGTAAAACATGACGCAAAGGCTCAATTGCTAAACGGTCACTCGCCGAGGTCAAATCAGTAGTAGCCCAGAAGCCGTTAGTACTTCCACGGCGGGCTCTATCTTGATTGTCTTTGACGGCCTGATGGTCTAAGTCAAGCCCATAACGCTTCAACCTTAGGCGTAATATTTTACCAAGACCCTTCTGGAAGAAAATATTCCATCCAGGCTGGATCTTGATCACGCGATCGGTTGTAGCATCTTTACGGACAGTTATCACTCTATCCCCGGGCTCTAAACAAAAGATTCGGCCCTTAAGATGAGGATATACCTCATCAAAGTGATGTCGGATAAAGTTAAAAGCGTCGGGTGTGATTCCGTGTTCATCACGGTATTTTAGAAAGGAGCTAGCGTTACGACTCTTAATTTCAAGAGTCGCTCCGGGCCCCCAACTGGAGCCCTCCCACAATTCTTCGGGGGTGAAGTCACTATCGATTATAGAGAGAATTTTTCTTTGCACTTGGGAAACCAGGTGTAAGTCTGAGGGCTTAAAAGCCATCAGATCTCTCCATTTTCTATTAGTGACCGCACAAACACTTTCGCTTAGCTCCATTTTCTGGAGCGCTACTTCATGGGTATTTATCCCAGTCCGTAGAGAAGCATTCTTGCGCAGAAGATTCCACGCAAGATAATCCTGTTTAAAGGAGAAAGTGTCCGTATAGTTCTCACACCGAGGCATTGGTAGCTCTACGATGTTTCGATTAAAGGACTCACGCTCACTTTGGGTTTTTGCCAAAAATGCTGAGGACAGTAGTTTCAATATGTCCTCTGCGTAAGACCCACCTATAGCCTTCAGTATCATAGGAGGTATAGTCCCGTTAATACAGGACTGCTCATCACGTGTTAGTCTCAGACTCAACTTTTCCATACTCACCTCAAGGTTAAGATGGTGACAACGGCGGTCAGCTAAGGAAAAAGATCTCCTTAGGTCGTAGCATCCCGGTTAACAACCTGGTTGCCCAAGTTATTGGTACCGTTAAACTGACAGATACCTTGAAAGAACGCCATGAAATCTTGGCGCTCAACAATGGTACTGTCTTGCGGATCAACGACTTCAATCTGACCAAGTATCTGACGGGTTACTTTACCGTAAGTTACTCCGTTGATGGTTTCCGTCACAGTGGTCGGCATAACAAGCTTGGCCATATGACGGATCGGCTGCGCAACAGCAGCAGGGAACTTCATCGAATAGGTAAGACGCCAGTACCCCGAGAAGACAGAAGCAGACTTCTCGAAGAACGTCGCGATACCATTGACGACCCCGGCTGCAACAAAAGTTTTGTTGGCAGACGTTGAGCTGACTAACACTACGTTAGCTTGAGCTGGCATTTGAGTTAAACCTTCAAATAAATACGGACCCACTAAGTAGATATCCGCAAAAGCATTATAGTGAGCGGATGCTCACCATGAGCTAGCCGAGACGGAGAGTCTGAAGACCTCAGCGTCTGAAGGCCTGTCGCAGTAAGGCTAGTCCTGTCAACATGTGGTCAAGGGACAACGGATTTTTCAGTTCAGGTAGGACGCTAGAAGGCCAAGTAGCAAATGGCTCTCTAATATGCGTAATCCACCTATCAACTGATGTTCCGTACCCCTCATATGTCCAGGTGCCCAACGGACCGCTTGAAGTGCTACCCGCGGCGTAAATAGACCTCGCATAGACGCATTTAGAAGACCAAATGCCTATTTCGAAGTTTAAACCGAGAGTAGCATCCCATGTAGTGAGGTAGCCTCCAACATCGAAGAACCAATCAACTACAAAGCTGTACGGTAACAGCTCCCACGCGAGCTCAACTGGGTTAGTTAACCCAAATGAGGACAAAGCACTGGGCTCTGCATATCCGATATGGAAAATGCATGACCCCTTGCCCTGAAAGACAGTCTGGTCAGAAGTATTTAAAACCAGAGCGTTCCCAAGGCCTGCGAGCTGAACAAAATCGTTCTTACCCGTAATTTGCTTTGAGGTGGTAACCTTTCTTCTCCGCTTATAGGTTTTCTTTAGAAGCTCTAAGGAGTTCCAAAGATCGCCAACCAGCGGTGACCAACCGTACTTGTATTCGACCCATTTGTTTGAGGCGAATGTGAACGGGTCCATAGAGGCCTTTTGTTTCTGGAGCCTCTTGAACTCCGCCTGCGACACACGTGCCGCAGGACGATTGGTTAAACCTAGCGCGTTCCAAAACCCAGGAACGTCTTTCCGACGCAACGATTTAAATGCGTCGGCTAGGTTTCTCGCGGTGCTACCTATCATATTCATGGTCTGTTGCCTTTCGGCAAACGTTTGCGCGAGATTGACCTTCATGTCTTTTGCCTTCGATAGAAGTGCATTAGACATGGCGTCTTTCAAAATCGCATGACCATCGATAGTTAGCCCGAGGGATACACCATTCGAGTACCAGTCAACATAACCGTCAACGAAGCTACCGCTGACTTGATGATATTGATCTGGTCTGCCAACCGGATAATAATTAAAACTACCGGAAGGCATCACATAAACTCTCTCTCGCCTAACAAACGGTTGGGGCTGTAAGGTACCAGCCTTCTTCGCTGCATTAAAGTTAGAGGTTACTCCCCAGGTTTGCAGTAGTGAACCTTGTACTGCGGGGTGTGATGTACTCGTTGGAGCAGCGTCAAACGCAGTCCGCTGTTCGAGACCCGACTTAAATTTATAAGCCGGCCAATCAACACGGATAGGAGGCGATCTACCAATAGATCTATTAGGTAGAAGAAGCCGACCATTCCGACCAGTACTTGAGCGAGTACTCCCTTTTGGGAGAATCCCAGCAGAAGTAGCTGAAGTTGATCCAGCAGAGCCACCAAGGGTGGCTTCGCTAGCATATGTGTAGGCCATCTGGCCTAAGGGCGGAAGAACTCCTATATGCACTCTGACTTTTGGTGCAGATTTGGAAGTCCTTCTGGGCACTCTAAGCTTACGCCTTTGGATCATAATATCGATCCTCAGACTCGTCCAAGAGTGTGCTATCCAGTAGAGGTCCAAGACCTCTACTCCTTTCACACATGTGATTCATCTGCGCGTTATCAACATGACGTGCTGGTGTGGATTGACTCAGAGCATCAAGGAAAGCGTCTCTCGACGTTCCATAAGATGCAAAGAGCCTTTCATCCAACTCTTCGAGACAGCTGCGAACCTCACTAAGCGTTCCTACAAAGATCAGGGGAATCTCGTCCACATCTGCCAGGTTCTTAGGCTTTTGGCCTAGAAGCAGCAGTGCAGGCCGACACTCTTGATCAATGAACGAAAATTTAGTGATGAACATAAGCATCTCCAGAGTTATGTACCTCACGGTACAAAGAGCCCCCCAGTGG